TGGCCGCCATAAATAATAATGACACTTCTTTAATGCAGGCAGAAGTTGATGATTTGCATTCAAATTTCAAGAAATCAACAGTCGCTTTACGGCCAAATATTAAAGAAGAACACATGACAGGTGCCATGTTTCCGGCATCTGAATTGGTAGGAACTGTTATCGATGCGATAGGCACTGAAAAAGATGGTTTAAATAAAGTTTTGGAATTGTCAAAATCTAATAATACTTTTATACCCAATATTAAAAACAAACAAACAGCTATGACAGCAGCAGAATACAAAGCAGCACATCCCGAAGCATACGCGAGCATCGTCGCAGAGGGTGTAAGCGCAGAGCGCGACCGCGTGGGTTCATGGATGGCATTTTCTGCCGCTGATCCCGAAGCCGTTCAAAAAGGTATCGAATCCGGTAAGGATATGAGCAAAACCGAGCAAAGCAATTTATTAATTAAGATGCATGCTCCGGCAACATTGCAGGCTTTACACACTGACAGCCCAGCTGCGGTTGTTACAGCTCCTGCAGTAAGTTCTGAAAAAGTTCTTACCGAAGATGAAAAAGAGTTTGCTAAACTTTATCCAAAGGCTGCTGATAAAGTAGCTCTTTTACCACAATACAAAAACAATTAACCATGGGAGTACAAGTCACACAGGTAGATGATACCAGGAATCAGTCTACGGCGTTATTTGCTGTAAAAAGACTTTTCATTTTTGATAACCGGTTTAAAAATAACCAGACTTTCAAAAATACATCCGGTTCATCAATGTCAATAGACACCGGAACTCTTGTAGCCCGTGCTGCAGGTACATACGAAACTGCTACAGCAACCTTCGGCTCAGCTTTAACAGCAGGTCAGACAATGATAATTGCAGGTTTAACATATACCTCAACGGCAGCTACTACTGCTGCTCAACTTGCGGCGGCATTTGCTAACCTTGATAACGGCGCAACAACTGGCGCTGGAACCGCAACAGGTACTTATTCAGGTGCTTTAACTGCTTATTCAACTGGCGCTGTCAATACGGCAACCAACGCTGTTACTTTCACCGCTGAAACAATCGGCAATAAAACAGATCTTACCGCAACCGGTACAGGAACATCGCCAACCTTTGTAATTGTTTCTGGATCATCCACAACCGCATCGGGACTTATCCCTGTTACTTCTGCTAACCTGGCAGACACAATCGGTATAGCTGTGGTTGACGGAGGTCCCGTTACGCTTCCTGATAGTGAATCATTAAATGTTGCTTATGGCACAAGAGGCGAGATTAATGCCACATACCTTGTACTTCCGTCAGGCGTAACGCTTGATACCGTAGTAGGAAATAAATCATTGGAAGATATCCTTGAAGGGATCGGATTCGATGTAAACAGAACAATAGTAGAAAACACCATTTACGATAACTATTAAGTCATGGCATTATCTTTAAACCAGCACCGGTTTGGTGTAACACAAGAACTGATTGGTATTTTTACCGACACGAGATTGCCAAAAAGTGGCCTTTCATCGTATTTTACTCCCGTATTTACTCAGGCTGAGGAAGTATCAGTGGAGGTTATGCGGGAAAATCAATATGCTGCTGTCGACGTAGTTAGGGCGACAGGTTCAAATCTCAACACATGGGATTTATCCGCTGAGCATATTTACAAAACTCCATTTTTCAGTGAAGGGTTCTTTTTCACTTCATTGGATGCTTACAATGTGACTTTCGGAATGGGAGTCGCTCCTAACGCTGTGCAGAAGCAAATGCTTTTGGATTCCGCACAAAGGAAAATAGTATCTGTCAAGGCTAAAATTCTAAGGTCAATCAATATTATGATTGCCTCTACTTTACAGACAGGTACTGTTGTTATGAAAAACGGCGACAGTATCGACTACAAACGCAAAGCAGCGTCATTGCCGGTAAATACTGGCGCGGCGCAATGGTCACAAACAGCAACCTCAGACCCTGTTGCCGATTTTTCGACAGACGCTCAATTCCTTCGGGATACAGGATTATCTGTTGCGACTGAACTTGATGTGATCATGGGAAGTCAAGCTTTCAATTATTTCAAAAATAGTTCGAAAGTTCTTGCTGTAGCTGCGATATTTAATCAAATCAGAAGGGTAGATTTACAGTTTGCCCAGATTGACGGTACGACTGGCTTGGCCTTTCAGGGTCAAATTGGTGGTACGGATTTTAACTTCAATATCTGGACTTACAACGATTCTTACAAAAACAGCGCAAACCAATCCATCCAGTATCTTAATACTGGTAATTATCTGATGATTCCACGTGATTTTGAAGGTAAAATGGTTTATGCGGGTGTGCCTTTTATTTTTGGCGATCAGTTTAGCGGAGGTCAATTTGTAGGCAATACTACTGGCGACTTCGTTATTCACGATGTTATTGACCAGGTTAAGCGTACTCAAAAATTTGAAATAGAATCGGCTCCCCTTCCAGTTCCATTTTCAATTGACAGGGTTGTTTGTAGACAAGTTTAAACACAGTAAAATCATGGCAGATAAATATAAAGTAGCCGTACACGGCTTAATGAAAAAAAACGGCCAGATGGCTAAATTTGGTGATGAACTTACCGATGATATCCACATCGATGATGCGGCCAAAAAAGTAAAACAGGGGTATTTATTGCCGTCTGATGAATTTGATGCTGCCCGTAAAAAAGAGGCTGACGAAATCGAGGCGTCAAAACTTACCGCTGAGCAAAAGGCTCAGGTGGAAGCCGATTCAAAAAAGAAAAAGGCTGATGCGTAATGATAGGTAACTTATTTCAGCTTGCTAAGCAGGATGCTGCATTCTTTGCGGGAACATCCGGCGATTGGCAAACTGAATTTACCATAACCACACCGGACGGCCTGACCAGTTATACTGGATCAGGCCTTTCTACTGGAACGTGGAAAGAGTTTATGGAAGATTCAAAAGGCAAGCCAGCCAATTCCACATCTTTTTCTATTGATATCCCAGAGGCTCAGCTAATCTCAGCCTCATACCCCTATAAAATTAATGGCATCATAAATATTCAGGGCCACGGACTTCAACTGAATGATGGTGCAAGTTTAACAGGCAATTTTGTAATAGCAGAGCAACATCGTAATGCCACACTCGGCCTTATAGTTTGTACATTGGGGAGGGCCAGTTAATGCCAGCTCAAATATTAGGTGCTATTCCCAAATCGGGATTCGAAATTGCTATTGATCAGATAGGTGCTATCCTTTTGGTAGAAATAGCCAATCAAAAAACAATTCAGGGATCAGCATTGCCGGAAGCATTAAACATCTGGAAGGAAAGACTAATCCCCTATGATTCTGCCGACCAGGTTTTAATCAACGTTCATTTGGCATCCGCTGAATACGGCACCATGACACAACAGGATGCCATGGGCCGTACTCTCTTTAATATCGATGTAGATGTTTCAGGTACTGATGTATCAGCAAAGCCCGGCGTTCCTGCGGTTCCAGGTGGACTTGATGCCATGAACAGGCTTCATAAATACTTGGCGATTATCGGATATATATTCAGAACACCCTATTACAGGATGTTGGGATACCCGGCAGGGACATTCGGTGGCACTTATGTAGAGCAACTTTTAATACAGGAACCAGTCCTTAAAGAAGATACTGATTATACCGCTTTTGGACGTATAGTGCTGGCCGTTCGCATCCATGAAGGCACTGAAGTACCACAGGGAGTTCCTCTCCAAATTAATAATACTCAGGTATTTCTTGATTTAACCGAAAAAGGTTTTAAATTTGTTTTTAACAATCCATAAAATTAAAGTAATGGCAACAGCAATATCAATCGCGATAGGTTCTAACCGGGAAAGCCGGGTATCTGGTTACCAGATAAACAAAGGTAATTTCAACCTGGCTATACCTAATTTGCCACAGCAGATTGCCATATTAGCCGAAGCGAACCACGCCAACCAGGGAACTATCCCGCTGGCGAGCGATGGAGTAACTCCTGCTCCTTTTGAGGTTACAAGTGCAGCGCAGGCTGCAGCTACATTCGGTTATGGATCTCCTATACATCATATTTGCCGTATCTTATTCCCGATTTATAGTTCAGGAATTGGATTGCCCGTTGTTGTTTTTCCTCAATTGGAGGGATCAGGCGCTTCCGCATGGTCACAAACATTAACCATTACCGGAACACCTACTACTAATGCTACCCATTATTTAAATGTTAATGGCCGCGAATCATTGGATTTTCAATCGTATGCGGTAAGTATTGTATCAACAGATACTGATACGACTATCGCAGCAAAATATGTTGCAGCCATATCTGCTGTTTTAGGAGCGCCGGTTACCGCGGCAAATACTGCTGGGGTTATAACGTTCACTTCAAAATGGTTTGGACTAACCGCTAACGAAATAAGCATTACAGTTGATACCAATGGAAATGCCAACGGCTTAACATACGCACAGAATACTGCTACAGCAGCTGTGGGTACGCCGGTATTAACAGGCTCATTCGGACTATTCGGAGGCAATTGGTACACAAACGTGATTAACAGCTATGGTTATTCAGTGCCAGCCACTTTAGGTTTATTGGAGCAATTTAACGGCGTTCCTGATCCTGTTAATCCTACTGGCTTATGGTCACCTACTGTATTTACACCTTTCATGGCGTTCTTTGGCGATTGCAAGGATACCACAGTTTCGGCGCTTACTGCCATTACAGATGCTGCTGCGCGTAGAAGCCAATGTACAAACGTGCTTTGCCCGGCTCCGGCCAGTTCCGGTTTCTCATGGGAAGCTGCTGCAAACATTGTAATGTTGTTTGCTCCAAAAATGCAAAATACCCCTTACTTAGATATTAACAACCAATCATACCCTGATATGCCGGTTCCAGTTAACCAGGTTATCGGTGACGAATCTATTTATAATAACAGGGATTTACTTGTACAAAAAGGATGTTCGACTGTAACGCTTGAAAATGGTGCTTACGTAGTTCAGGATCTGGTTACAACTTATCATCCAACCGGTGAAGTTCCTTTGCAGTTTAGCTATTGCAGGAACCTGAATGTGGATTGGAACATTAAAGATGCTTACGGTATTGCCGAAACGCTTTATGTGAAAGATCATGTTATCATAGCTGATGGCCTGGCAACGTCTTTACAGAATGCTATTAAGCCGTCTGAGTGGAAAGCTGATATTTTCGACTTGTTAGATACCATGGAGGAAGATGGCCTTATCACTAATGCAGCTTTCAGCAAAGCGAGTGTACAGGTTCAGGTAGATCCGAATAACCCTAACAGGTTTAATACTGTCTTTAACTATATGCGTACAGGAATTGCCCGCATAGAATCAACTACTGTTTACGCAGGTTTTAACAACTAATTTTAAACTCAATAACCATGGCAATTTATATAACCGGTGATGTAATTGAAGTAGTAGTCAATCACCCTGTATTAGGCAGTTACCGCTTTTCACCAAAGGCTAATGAAGCTTTCACGCTTGATAAGGGCGGCATCCGTACGGATGATGATGAAGGTTCAATCACAGGCGGCGGCCAGGGTATTTATAAAAAGAACATGAAGCGCTGGTCCATTGAGGGGCCGGCCGCGGTTGATTTTCTTTCTGACAATGAAATGGGTGGCCTTAACGCGCTATCTGCTTCACCAGTTGAGGGGATCATCACCATTACACATATTTCAGGTCAGATATATAAAGCCACAGGAATGCCAGTAGGTGATCAGAAAACTGATACAAACACCGGTACCGTTTCTATGAAATTTGCTGGTGGTGGCAACCTGGAACCATTGGTTACGAACTAATTTTAAATCTCTCTCATATCATGTCATTACCAAAGAACAATCATTTAACAAATGCTATTGAATTAGCAAAT